ATATTCTTTTTACAGAGATAGTGCAGATGGCACAAGTTCCACTACAGCACCATCAAATGGTATTTATGGAATAGCTGATATTATGACAGCTTCTTATAGAACTGGTTATAATACGACAAGTCAAGTAGATTTACCAATGACTAAAATTAGTCGTGATACATACGCGGCTCTCTCAAACAAATTAACTAAAAGTACACCAAGTCAATTTTGGATTCAAAGATTCGTGGACCGTACTACAATTACAATTTATCCAACTGCAAATTCTACTGCAGCAGATAATTATATTAGCATTTACTATGTAGCAAGACTTCAAGATGTTGGAGCTTATACAAATGCAGTAGATGCTCCTTACAGATTTATACCGTGCATGATAGCTGGATTATCTTTTTATTTATCTCAAAAATTTGCACCACAAAGAACACAAGAAATGAAATTATTATATGAAGATGAATTAGCAAGAGCTTTAGCAGAGGATGGATCAGCAGCGAGTACGTACATTACACCGAAAACTTATTATCCAAATATATAATGACTATTATAACTAAAGGAATGGGCATTATAATGAAAAAAGGAGGAGGAGATCTTCTTAAAAAATCTAAAAAATTTCCAGGACCAAAGTCTGATGAACAATTACAAAAAAAAGTAGACACAAGAATTAGACGTGGAAAAAGAGTTCGAGGAATTAAAGGACAAATTGGTGGAGATGATATTGACGTTCATGCAAGAATAGGACGTACGCAAAGATATAGAAACCTTGCGGCTTCTTCATTAAAACAATTTAGAAATCCTGAAAAGTATAAATCAAAAGTTATGGAGGGTGGCGCAGCTCCACATAGCGGTGGAACTTTTTCAAACATTGATAGAAAAAAAGCAAGCCAAAGAAGAAAATTAAGAACAAAAGGATCACCTTTTAAAATAGGAACTTTTAATAAAAAAGAAATTCCTCAAAAATATCGAAAGGATATTAAATAATGGGAAGATTTTCAAAAGGTAGAAATGCATTAATGCTTTCAGATCGTTCTGGAGCAGCATTTCCATATAGAGAAATGGTTCAAGAATGGAATGGTGCTTGGGTACATAATTCTGAATATGAACCTAAACAACCACAAATAGATCCAAGACCACACGGAGCAGATGCACAAGCTTTACAACATGCTAAACCTGCAAGAACAGAATTTGCAACTGAAGATATTTTACCAAATGATCCTTTTACTACTACAGCTGCTTCTAAAACTTTAAGTGTTTCTTTTCCAAGTAATCCTTTTAATGATGGAACAACTCATGTAACATTTAGAGATCTTAAACAACCTGTTGGAGGTGTTGCAATAGCAACTTTAGAATTAACAACAACTTTAAATGGTGCAATATCTGATTCTGTTACTTCATTAACATTAGCTGATTCGTCTGCTTTTCCAAGTTCAGGATATATTATGATTGAAAAAGTGCTGACATCAAGTGATACATCTAATACACTTCTTGTTGGAACCTATAAAAATGAAGTAATAAAATATACGGGGAATAATACAGGAACAAATGTGTTATCTGGTTTAACAAGAGGTACTTCAGCTCCTTATGTAGGACAAACTCCACCAAGCACAACGGCTAGTTCACATTCAAGTGGGGCCAAAGTATTTGGTTCTTATCTAGCAACAGCCGTGGGAACAACTGTAGTAGGAGTAAGCCCACCAGGAAATCAAACTCAATATAATTCTTTAACAGTGCAATTAGTTTCTAATGCAACAAGCACTGATACGGGAGGCGGTTTTCAATGTACAATTGGACCGGTTAATGATAGGTATTATTAATTATGGCTGGATACACTTTATCAAACTTACAAACAGATATTAGAAACTATACTGAAGTAGATAGCACTGTTTTTAGTTCTGCTGTGTTAAATAGATTTATAGAAAATGCAGAATACAGAATTTTTTATGATATTCCCATGGATTCAGATAGAGTAGAATACGCAGGAACATTAGCAGCTGATGTTAATACAGTTAGGGTTCCGGCAGGTATGGTTTTTGTAAGAGGTATTGAAGTTTTTAATTCTACTTCTTCAAGAACAGGTGAAGCAACTTGGCTTCAAAAAAGAGATAGAACTTTTATAAACGAATACGTAGGACAATTAACTGGTCCTGAAGGATCTCAAACAGGTCAAGATACTACAGGATTACCTAAATATTATGCAATGTTTGGAGGAGCGACTGGAACTAGCTCAACTACATCAGGAAATATTATAATGGCTCCTACGCCAGATGCTAATTATTTAATAAATATACATGGAAATATAGTGCCAACAGGATTAGAAACAGAAACTTCTGGGACTTATATAAGTAAATACTTTCCGCAAGGGCTACTTTATGCTTCTCTGGTGGAAGCTTTTGCATATTTAAAAGGGCCACAAGATATGTTGACATTATATGAACAAAAGTATAAACAAGAACTAGCAAAATTTGCAAGTGTGCAAATTGGGAGACGGAGAAGAGACGATTACACAGATGGTACTATACGTATACCGATCGAATCACCGCCTCAATAAGTAGGAGATAAATATGGCAATAACATCGGCAATTTGTAATAGCTTTAAACAAGAAATCTTGGAAGCAGAACATAATTTTACGGCTTCTACTGGAAATACTTTTAACTTAGCTTTATACACTAGTTCAGCAACTTTAGGAGCATCAACAACGGCGTATAGTTCTAGTAATGAAATAACAAATTCATCTGGAACGGCTTACAGCGCAAAAGGAAAAGCTTTAACAAGTGTTACACCAACATTAGATTCATCAACTGCAGTCTGTGATTTCGCAGATGTCTCTTGGACATCAGCTTCATTCACAGCTAATGGATGTTTAATTTTTAATGATTCACATTCAACAGATGCATCAGTATGTGCGGTGGCTTTTGGCGGAGATAAAACAGTTTCTTCTGGAACTTTTACAATTCAATTTCCAGCAGCAGCGGCAACTACAGCGATAATTCGTATAGCCTAAGGAGGTAAGTCCTTATGGCTTTTGTAAGAACGTTTACCGTCACGGTTAGCGGTGGCAAATATTTTATTGATAGTGTTCAACAACCTACCATAAATTTAGCAGAGGGCGGTTTATATAAATTTGATCAATCAGATAGCTCTAATTCTACTCATCCATTAAGATTCAGTACAACATCAGACGGCACCCATGCAGGTGGAACTGTTTATACAACAGGAGTTGATCAATCAGGAACTCCGGGAAATTCTGGTGCTTATGTTCAAATTCAAGTTGCGGCAGGTGCGCCTGATCCTCTTTATTATTATTGTACAAATCATTCTGGAATGGGTGGTCAGGTTAATACTCCTGCAGCAGCTTCTTATGGAATGCGGGCATGGAGTGTCAATTCATGGGGAGCTCAAAATGAAGTTACTTCATCTTTAACCGGTCTAGGTTTAACTTCTTCTATTGGAGAAGTATTAGCATTTAATGAGCAAGGATGGGGATCAGATGCATGGGGTGAAGAAGGGTGGAATGGTACAAACATTATATCTTTAACTGGAGTTTCAGCCACTGCTTCGGTTGGAGACATTGTTGCTTCATCTTTACAAGGATGGGGTAGAGGTGAATGGGGTGAAGAACCATGGGGAGAGAGTAATAATCCTACCATTAGTTTATCAGGAGTAGGTGCAACTATTTCTATAGGAGAAGTTTCAGCGTATAACGAACAAGGTTGGGGTAGAGATCCTTGGGGTTATGAAAACTGGGGTGAATCAGCAATGACTGTTGTTGTTGATGTAACATCTAGTGGAGTAGCTACAACAGCTGTTGGATCTATTTCTCCAACTGAAATGTCTGTTGGATTAAGTGGTCAAAGTGCTACATCCTCTTTAGGAACGTTAGGATTAGAATTTGGTCCAGCAGGTGCAATATCAGGAGTTTCGGCAACCGTAAGTGTTGGTTCTGTTGATCCAACAATTGTAGTTCCATTAAGTGGAATTGGAGCAACTTCTTCAGTGGGTGCTATTGCACCAGCGGATGTTATGGGATTAACAGGAATAGGTGCAACAATTTCTGTAGGAACTCTAACAATTAATGATGCACAAGTATTTACACCAACTGGTGTTGGTGCAACTTCTTCAGTAGGTTCTTTTACTCTTTCTGATATGACTGTAGGATTATCTGGAATTTCTGCAACAAGTGGTGTAGGTTCAATTTCACCAACAGCAATGAGTATAGGATTGACAGGTCAATCTGCAACTGTTAGTGTAGGTCAAGTAGGTGGTCCAATTGCATGGGAAAAAGTGACTCCTACTCAAGGTGGTAGTTGGAGTAAAAAAACAGCTACTCAAGGTGGTAGTTGGAGTAAAGTTACACCACCATAAACATAATATATGTTATTGACATTATATGTAAAAACAAATAAATATTAAGACGTAAGATTTAGGAGATAATTATGGCATCAACTTATACACCTCTTGGTGTAGAAAAAATGGCAACTGGTGAAAACGCCGGTACATGGGGGACAAAAACTAATACAAACTTAGAAATTATTGAACAGTTCGCTGGTGGTTATACTTCACAAGCAGTATCTGATTCAGGCGATACGGATCTTTCAGTTACTGACGGTGGAACGGGAGCAACTCTTGCTCACAGAGTAATTGAATTAACAGGAGCACTTACAGGTGCAAGAAACGTAACTATTCCAATTGACGTACAACAAATGTACGCCATTAAAAACTCTACTACTGGAACACAAGCAGTAACATTTAAATATGTTTCTGGTACAGGTACAAGTGTTACTTGGGCTGGTGGAGATACAACAACAAAATTTATTTATGGAACTGGGTCAGGATCTAATCCAAACTTAGTTGATATGGGATTCGGTGATGTTACATTAACTGGAACTCAAACTTTAACAAACAAAACTTTAACATCTCCTAAAATTGGAACTTCAATTTTAGATACTAATGGAAATGAATTAGCTCTTTTAACAGCTACAAGTTCCGCAGTAAATGAATTTACAATTGCTAACGCAGCAACAGGTGATGGTCCAACTTTATCAGCAACAGGTGAAACAAACGTTGATATAAACATTAACCCTAAAGGATCTGGTGTTCTTAAATCAGGAACAGCAGCGGTTAAAGTTGCAGGTTTAGAAACTATATGGATTCCAGCTCAAGCAATGTATGCAACTACAACAAATGGAGCTGATCCACAACAAATAGAAACAACAGCAACAAGACCAGATATAAAAGTTTTAGATTTTGACGCAGGTACAGCCGAATATGCACAGTTTGCTGTCGCAATGCCTAAATCATGGAATTTAGGTACAGTAACTTTTCAAGCTTGGTGGACACCAAGTAATACAAACACAGGAAACTGTATTTTTGGTCTTCAAGGTGTTAGCTGTAGTGACAGTGATACAGCTGATGTTGTTTTTGGAACAGCTCAAGAAGTTACAGATGCTGGAATTGGAACTGTGGAAGATGTACAGGTTACAGGAACAAGTAGTGCAATGACAATTGCAGGGTCTCCGGCTGATAACGATATGACATTTTTTCAAGTTTACAGAGATGCAGCGGATGGTAGCGACACATTTACTGGCGATGCCAGATTGATAGGAATTAAAATGTATTATACTACTGATGCTGCTAATGACGCATAAGGAGTATAGGCATGAGAGATCACAAAATAGACCTTCTTAAAAATACTGAAGGTAAAAATTTAAAAAATAAAAAACCAGGTAAAGGAAAATCTTTTGGCTACCAAATTTTAGGATTTGGAGCTGGCGGTGCAGGCGCAAGCAATTATATAGAGGCGACTGGAGGTGCAACTGTAATTACTGATGGTGATTATAAAATTCATGTTTTTACAGGAGATGCTACATTCTGTGTATCAAACGTAGGTTGTTGCGCGCCCACTAGCGGAGCAGGATCAAATTTAGTAGATTATATAGTAGTTGCTGGTGCCGGAGCAGGTGGAGGATCACACGGTGGTGGCGGTGGAGCAGGTGGATTAAGAACATTTATGCCAGCCTCAACACCTATGGCAGCTCCAGCAGCATTACCCGTATCCGTTCAAGGTTATCCAATTACAATTGGTGGAGGAGGGCCTGCTGGCACTGGAAGTGGCGCTCCCAAAACAGGTGCCAATTCAGTTTTTTCAAGTATAACATCCGCAGGTGGTGGCGGTGGAGGTCAATATGGTGGTGGCTCAGCTGCTGGTGGATCTGGTGGTGGCGGTGGCGGTGACGGCGGCGGTGGTAGTTCAGGAAACACACCTCCCGTTAGTCCAAGTCAAGGATCAAACGGAGGCGGCGGCAGTAGTCCAAATATAACTGGCGGAGGCGGTGGTGGCGCAACTGCAACAGGCGGTGGAGCTGGTGGTTCCGGAGGAGCTGGCGGCGCAGGTGGTTATATTCCTGATGCTATGATAGGGCCAACAGCCCCAAGTTATGGTACACCAGGACCAACAGGTTCAGTAAGATATTTTGCTGGCGGCGGTGGCGGCGGCGGTTATAATGGAAAAGGATCTCCAGGAGGACCAGGTGGTGCTGGTGGTGGAGGTACAGGACCTAATGTATATGGTGGTGCGGGAGATCCTGGCACAGTTAATACCGGTGGTGGCGGTGGTGGCGGAAATTGTGGTAATGCCCCAGGAGGACCAGGTGGAGCTGGTGGATCTGGAGTAGTATTGATAAGATATAAATGGCAAAATTAGGATAAGAATATAAAATTATGGCACACTTCGCAAAAATATCAGATACATCTCAAGTTCTCTCAGTTCATGTAGTTAATAATAATGATATACTGAACGCGGAGGGAGTTGAAGATGAATCAATAGGTCAAGCATATTTAGAAAAGCACAGCAACTGGCCTGCAGACAAATGGATTCAAACATCTTATAATACATATGGTGGTGTTCATAAATTAGGTGGAACACCTTTAAGAGGAAACTATGCGGGTATAGGTGATACTTGGGATGCAGTTAACAATATATTTTATAATTCAAAACCTTATGCAAGTTGGGTTTTAAATACGACAACAGCTACTTGGCATTCACCTATTGGTGATGCTCCTACATTAACAGCAGAACAAATATCTCAAAATGCGGCTATTACTAATTTCTGGCAATATTCTTGGAATGAAGAAGGACAGTCTTGGGACCTAGTAGATAAACTAGCATAATTAATATTGACATTATAATACCATCCTTTATAAAAGGAATTGGTATGCAAAAGAAAGTACTATCAGAAATAGGATTATATAATGGGTTTGTTGATATGCCTAAAGGTTTTGAAATAGACTTAAATAAACTTAACGAAGACACTTTACAATTACAAATTAATAATAAAGAATTTCCTTTTTCAAAAGAGTGGGATAAACTTAATACTTATTTACGAGAACATGTTCATGTAAAATATAATTTTCAATTAATAAATAAAACCTCATGGGGAAATGTTTATAAATCTAAAGAAACCTCTTCTCCTTTTATTAATGTAGATCCAGTCGACCTTAGAAATTCTCCTGATTATACGTTGCTATATGGTGTAAATGTAAAAGATTGCATTGTTAGAATATATTATGATGATAATAGAAGAAAAGGAAGACATTGGGATATGCCTTTAAAAAATAATCAATTTATTATGTTTCCTGCTACGCAAATGTATTGTATTGCCAATTATCAAGAAGATTCTGTTAATTCTATTTTAACCATTACCTATGAATCTAAGTAATTATTTTTGGTATTTTAATTCTGTATTAACTCCTAGATTTTGTGATGAAGTTATTAAATATGCTTTATCAAAAGAAGAAACAATGGCTCTTACGGGGGGTGCTGGCAGAGAAAGAAATTTAAACAAGCAGCCTTTAAAAAAAGAAGAAGTTAAAGATATACAGAAAAAAAGAAAATCGGACTTAGTTTGGTTGAATGATAAATGGATTTATAAAGAAATACAACCTTATGTTCATGAAGCAAACAAAGAAGCAGGTTGGAATTTTCAATGGGATTGGTCAGAGTCTTGTCAATTTACAAAGTATAAACTTAACCAATATTACGATTGGCATTGTGATAGTTGGGATAAAGTCTATAAAAGCAATGGTCCAGATAATGGTAAGATAAGAAAATTATCTATGACTTGTCAATTAACAGATGGTTCAGAATATAAAGGTGGAGAACTAGAATTTGATTTTAGAAACTATGATCCTCATATGAGAGATGAAAGTAAACATATAAGAAGCGTACCGGAAATATTACCTAAAGGTTCTATTATAGTATTTCCTTCACACTTATGGCATAGAGTTAAACCAGTAACGAAAGGAACAAGATATTCACTTGTCGTATGGCATTTAGGATATCCATTTAAATAATGCAAAAACACGAATATTTTAAAACACCTATATGGACTGAAGAAAGACCAGAGTTTGTTAAATCATTAAACAAAGCTTCCGATAAATATATTAAAGAAGCTAGAAAAAAAGATAAAAAAATAATTAAACAATTTGGAGATTTTGGAACAAGTCATCATTCTACGCCTTTAACATTGGATAATGATTTTATGGATTTAAGAAATTACATTGGTCAAAAGTCTTGGGAATTTTTAGATTATCATGGCTATGATATGAAACAATACACAACCATGTTTTCTGAAATGTGGGTACAAGAATTTTCTAAAAAAGGAGGAGGTCATCATTCAGCACACCTTCATTGGAATCAACACGTCTCAGGTTTTTACTTTTTAAAATGTTCGGAAAAAACTTCTTACCCTATTTTTCATGAACCCAGACCTGGTGCAAGAATTACTAAACTAAGACTGAAGCCAAATTTAAAAGGTATATTTGATGGCACAGAACAAATTCATTACAGACCTCAGCCTGGCACTTTAATTATTTTTCCAGGATATGTAGAACATGAATATGCGGTTGATCATGGTAAAGAACCATTTAGATTTATTCATTGGAATATACAAGCTGTACCAAATGAGATGGCTAAAGATGTTTAAATTTTTTAACAACGTTGGTATAATTGAAAAAACTCTTTCTAAAGATGTTATAAAAAAATTAAAAACTTGTATTAAAACAACTGAGAAAAGAAAAAATAGCACACAAGTAGCAAATAATAGTAATTCTTTTTTAATAACAGATAAAAAAGATTGGTTTTTTAACACAGTTTTAAATCCTACAATTAAAGAATATACAGATCGGTACACTTTGGCTGCCACTGTGCCCTCGGTAGTTATTGAAAAGGAAGTACCTTATATTTTAAATCGTTTTTGGGTTAACTATCAAAAAAAATATGAATTTAATCCTGTGCATAATCATACTGGAGTTTTTTCTTTTGTGATTTGGTTAAAAATTCCTTCTAGTCATAAAAAAGAATGTGAGCTACCTTTTATAAAACATGCAATTCTTAAACACCCTAATACTTTTCAAATGCTTTTTGTAAATTCTTTAGGAGATATTTCTCAATTAAATTATGATTTAGAACCTGAAGATGAAGGAAAAATGTTATTTTTTTCTTCAAAATATCATCATTGTGTATATCCTTTTTATTTATCAGATGAAGAAAGAATTAGTGTGTCTGGAAATATTGGTTTAGATTTAAAGAGGGGTATATAATTATTGACTTTTAAAAAAAATAAATATTGTATTATCCGTCAAGCAATATCAAAAGACTTAGCAGCTTTTGTTGCTAATTATTTTTTAATGAAAAAACAAGTGTTAGATACTTGTAAACAAGCCAAATATTTTTCACCTTTTGAAACTATATTAGGAACTTATGATGATGACCAAATACCTAATACTTATTCTTGTTACTCGGATATTGCTATGGAAACTTTGTTACTTAAATGTCAACCACAAATGGAGAAAGCAACAGGTCTTAAACTATATCCAGCTTATACTTATGGAAGAATCTATAAAAAAGGTGACGAACTTAAAAGACACAAAGATAGATTTAGTTGTGAGATATCAACTACTATGAATCTTGGTGGTGATGAGTGGCCAATATATTTAGAGCCATCTGGAGAAGTAGATAAAAAAGGAATTAAAGTAGATCTTAAACAAGGAGACATGCTGGTTTATTCTGGCTGTGAGCTAGAGCATTGGAGAAAAAAATTTAAAGGAAAAGAATGTATTCAAGTATTTTTACATTATAATAACCGTAAGACAATGGGAAGCAAAGATAATATGTTTGATAAGCGTCTACATTTAGGTCTTCCATCTTGGTTTAAACGATGATATAATTCTTAGATGGGGACAGTAGATCCACCACATACCCTACTGTCTCCTTTTAAGGATTATATATGCTACAAAAAATTGGATTTTTACCTGGATTTAATAAACAAGTAACACCTACAGGAGCAGAAGCTCAATGGCAAGAAGGTGAAAATGTTCGTTTTAGATATGGTACTCCTGAAAAAATAGGAGGCTGGTCTCAATTAGGAGATAAATCTTTAACTGGTCCTACTCGAGCCCTTCATCAAATGGTTAATAAATTAGGTATTAAATATTCTATTTTAGGAACCAATAGAATTCTATATGTTTATTCTGGAGGAGTTTATTATGATATTCATCCTTTAGTTAATCCATCAGGTACAGCAATTACCAGCGCCTTTTCTACCACTAACGGTGACACAACGGTTACACTAACTTTTAGTTCTGCCCATAATTTTGTAGCAGGTGATATAATTTTATTTGGAGATAGTTCTACTTTTACTTCAATTACTAATTCTGTTTTTGATGCTACTACTTTTTGTGACAAAAAATTTATGGTGCTATCAGCACCCACTACTACTACTCTTACTATTAATGCAGGAGCAACTGAAACTGCTTCGGGAGCCACAACTTCTGGAGGCATAACTTATTATAGATATTACCACGTAGGTCCAGCTGAGCAGGTTGGAGTTTATGGTTGGGGTATATCTCAGTTTGGTGGTACGGTAACAAACCCACAAACTAATACTTTAGATGGTGCTTTAGGAGATAATGTTTATGGAACAGGTGGATCAGGAACCAGTATTGTTTTAGATTCTATTACAGGATTTCCAACTACAGGCACAAACTATATTCAAGTAGGCACAGAAGAAATTTCTTACACAGGAGTTTCAGGAACCACAACTTTAACAGGGATCACTAGAGCAGTTAGAGGAACTACTAGAGCGGCTCACTCAGACGGAGCAACGGTAACTAATACCAGTGACTATGCTGCGTGGGGTCAAGCTGCAACGACAACGGATAAAGTTGCAGAACCAGGACTTTGGTCATTAGATAATTTAGGAGGTACACTAGTTGCTTTAATTTGTAATGGAGCAGTCTTTGAATGGAACGCTGACGCAACTAATGCAACTTCAACCAGAGCTACTATTATAACAGGAGCACCAACAGCATCTAGAGATATGTTAGTATCCACTCCCGATCGTCACTTAATTTTATTTGGAACAGAAACAACTATTGGAGATACTGACACACAAGATGATATGTTTATAAGATTTTCTTCTCAAGAAGATATAAATACCTGGGCACCAACAGCAACCAATAGTGCTGGTACACAAAGACTGGCCGCCGGATCACGGATCATGGGAGCCACACTTGGTAGAAATGCAATTTATGTTTGGACGGATACGTCTTTATTCACCATGAGGTTTGTTGGTCAACCTTTTACTTTTGCCTATGAACAAGTAGGTACTAACTGTGGTTTGATTGGAAAGAATGCGTCCGTAGAAGTAGATGGAGCAGCTTACTGGATGTCAGACAATGGTTTCTTTAGATTTACTGGTAAACTAGAATCTATGGACTGTCTAGTAGAAGACTATGTTTACGATGATCTTAATACAACTTCTAATCAAATGATTTATTGTGGAGTTAATAATTTGTTTGGAGAGGTAATGTGGTTTTATCCAACAGCCGATTCAAATGTAAATAACAGATGCGTGTTTTATAGTTATCTAGATTCTACCGTAGATAGACCAATATGGTTTACTAATGCAAGTAGTATCTTTCCAAGAACAACCTGGGTTGACTCAGCAGTTTTTGGATTACCTCACGCTACATTTTATGATGCAGATACAGACACTTCTTTTGATGTTACAGGAAATAGTGATGGAATTACTATTTATTATGAACATGAAAAAGGAGTAAATTATATTAAAGGAGGAACAACTTATGCACTTCCTGCTAATATACTATCTGGAGATTTTGATATAACTCAAGATCAACAACGAGGAATTACTTTTAGAGGGGATGGTGAATATATAATGAGGGTTAGTAGATTTTTACCTGACTTTATTTCACAAGCAGGTAATACTGTGGTTCAATTAGATCTAAGAGATTTTCCTAATGAGACAGCAGCAAGTTCTACTTTAGGCCCATTTACTATTACTTCTAGCACTACATATAAATCTTGTAGAGCGAGGGGTAGGTCGGTTGCTTTAAAAATATCTAATACAGCGATAGATTCTAATTGGAAATTAGGTACTTTTAGGTTAGATGTACATGCTGGAGGAAGAAGATAATGCCATTTAAATCAGAAAAGCAAAGACGCTATATGCATGCTAACTTACCCGAGATCGCAAAGAGATGGGAAAGAGATTATGCAGGTGGTGGTATTGCTAGAGTAGGATACCAACAAGGTATGACAGTTGCACCTTACCCTAATCCTATATTAACTAATATGCAAAGAATGAAACCTTTGGCATTAGATGTTATGACAGGACAACATCAACCAGGAATTAGTCCACACTTTGGAGGATATGGTCCAATTGATCCTTATGGAAATATACAAATGGGTTTAGAAAAAGAAAATTTTTATCAATCTCCACAAGGACTTGCATTCTTAAGAAATAAAATGGGTAATATGTTTAGTGGTGCGACTAATACAATGGGTAATATGTTTACTGGTGCAAAAGATTTTGCAAGCGGCATATTTTCAGGAGCTAAAAATCAAGGTGGTGCTTTAGTAGGTAATATTATGGGAGCACTTTCTGGAATTCCAGGATTAGGAATGCTACTAGGAAGTATAAGACCAGACAATCCTTATGAAAAATTTCAAAAACAAATGTTTTTAGATCCAGAAGTTAATTTTATGGGAGGCGTAGGAGGTCCTAATAAAGATCCTTTTGGAAAAAATGTTAGATCTCTTTTTGGTGAGTATGATGTAAGAGAACAATTTGACAAGTTAGCTAAAAGTAAAATTGGACAGGATTATGGTTATGAAGACGCTATGGAAGATGGAGTGCTTACTGAAGAAGAATTAAGAGCTATGAAAGCTGAAGGATTAAGAGGATGGCAATTAAATAGATTTAAAACTTTGTTTGAAGCTAAAAAAAGAGCTGATCAATATCAAAAAGGTATTGCTAACAGAGCAAAAGAAGAGAGAATGGCAAAAGAAAGAGAAAGACAAGCTCAAATGGCTCGATCAAATAGAGTTGTACTTGATAGACCTCAAGGTCCGCGTGGAGATGGAGGAGGAAGTTGGCATGCACAAACAGCTGCCAAAGAAAAAGCTTTTGCTGATACAGGTGGTAAACAAGGAAAAGTTGCTGGACCAGGATTTGGTAAAGGTGCTTATTTTAATCAAGGAGGATTAGCAAGTCTATGGCAAAAATAGTACAAACATTAACACGAGCAAGCAGAGAATATAGAGAAGACGTAGCTCAATCTTTAGTTAGAGATTTAGATGCTGTCTTAGAAAAATTAAACACAACATTTCAAGAAGAATTAAAACAGGAAATAGAAGCTAAAAGTTTCTTTATTGAATAATGGCTGTTGTAAATCAATATAAATTTTACGGGAAAACTATAACTGCAGCTGAAACTAATACACTGCTATCACCTGGAGCTACTGAAACTTTAATTATTAAATCATTAAGAGTAACTAACAAATCAGGGTCCAATACACCCACTATAACTATTAAAAATAATGGCTTTGAAATAGTAAATACTCAAACATTATCAACAGGAGCTAGTGTAGAAATTTTAACACTACCTTTAATAGTAGAAGGATCTACTAGTTTAACTGCCATTACTGCAGGGACGGTATCGGATGGTGTAGTGGTAGGCATTAGTTACCTTGATATTAATAAGGAGATAACAACATAATGAAAACAACAATAATAGATGGAAAAGAAATTCCAGTTATAGAACCTGTTAAAATAACTACTAAAATATCTAACTCAAAAACAGGGGAAATATATCAAACTGAGGAGGAGTGGAAAGCTAAAGGTATAGCTGAAGAAGACATTAGGAGAGATGTAAATGTCGTCATGCCAGCACTTGATCTTTTTGCAAAAACCAAGTAAAGTAATAAACTCAGGAAATTTTCACCTGCCTTTAACTTAAACGAGACAAAATTATGGCAATATTTGAAGAAGAACAAATTACAGATACGTTAGAAACCGGCGCACCTTCTATAAAATATGAAGGTAATGAAGGACCTCAAGACCCTAGACAAGAGCAGATGTTAGCTCAATTAAAAGAAGAATACATGCAATATGTATTTGAAATGAGAGAGTTAGAAGAACCTATTCTATCTTTCGAAGAATGGTATCAGATGACTTATGAAGCTAGTAAGATGGGTGTTCAAGCTCCTCAAAACCAAATGATGATGAGAGAACCAGCAGCTTATGGTGGTATCATGGACACTGACTCAGGAAGAAGAGCTTATGGTTTAGGAAGTTTCTTT